AAGTTGATGCGTACAGATTTGTAATGCATGAATATGCTGTAGAAGAAAATGGAAGAAAAAGACAACACGGCTGAACAACTAGCCACCTTGCAGCGGTAAATGACCGAGTTGCAAGAGCAGTTGGCAGCCACGGCAGCGGAGAAGGCGGAAGCCGATGCCCGCGCCGCACAGGTGACGGCGGCGCTGGACACCTCCAACGAACGCATTGCCAAGATGGAGAGCGAAGCGAAGCGGGCGCGCTTTCGTGCGTTGTCCGCCGAATGGCATGGTGATCCCGCCGGGCATGTGGCGCTACTTGAGCAGTTAGGCGAGGACAGCGCAGCGTTTAAGTTCTATGTCCAACAGCAAAACGCCGTGGCCGAACAACTCAAGGATAGTAAATTGTTTGAGGACATCGGCACCAGTCGCCAACCGGAAGGCACCGGCGGCACCGTGGCCGAGCGTGTAAACCGTCTTGCCAACGGGCGTATGAAAGAGTTTGGTATCAGCCTTGCTGATGCCCAGAAGCAGGTTTTTGACGAGCAGCCGGAATTGTACCGCGCCTATGTCGCCGAAACCGAAACAAAGGTAGGGAGCAAATGACACAAGGGCCAAACATTTTTGACCACAGTTTTAAAGCGGAAAACTCGCTGACCACGAAACAATATTACTTCGTGGAGTACAGCGGCGTTGATCAGATTGATGTGTGCGATGCCGCAGCCGACCGCGTGATCGGCGTGCTGATGAATGAACCGGCGGCCAACCAGGCCGCCACTGTGCGCATTCTGGGCATTGCGCCGGTTGTCAGTGATGGCAGCGGCACCGCCATTGTAGCTGGCGATTACGTCGGCAGCAACAGCAGCGGCAAAGCAGTGAAAAAGGCCACGGCGGATTATAGCGTGGCGGGGATGGCAATGGATGCATCCACCACCGACGGTAAGGTGATTCGGGTTTTGCTTTTCCCTGGCGGCTGGTTCCGCACGGCGGGCGGCTAAGAGGAGACTATAGACAATGGCTAAATATACACAACGCGACTTGCACTATGATGTGCTGCTCACCGATGTCAGTATCGGGTACACCAACCCGTCGTACATTGCTGACAGCCTGTTTCCTATCGTGCCAGTCATGAAACAGTCTGACAAGTATTTGATTTTCGACCAGTCGCACTGGTTCCGCAACGAGGCAAAGTTACGCGCCCCCGGCACCAAGTCCGAGCGTGGTGGCTGGACATACAGCGATTCGTCCTACTTCTGTGACCGCTTTTCTTACGGTCATGAGATTTATGACGAAGAGCGCGATAACGCTGATGCTCAGTTTACGTTAGATCAAGATGGTGCCGCTTTTGCCAGCGACAAAGTTTTGATGCAACGCGAAGTGGCGTTTGCTACCAACTTTTTTACCACCGGCGTTTGGGCCACGGACGTGGTAGGCGCTACCGATTTCACTAAGTGGGGCGATTATGCCAACAGCGACCCGCTAGGCGACATGGCCGGTTGGATGGACACCGTAGAGGGCAAGATCGGACGCGAACCCAACAAATTCGCCATCGGCAAACAGGTGTGGACGAAGCTGAAATGGCATCCTGACTTGGTTGACCTGGTGAAGTACACCCAACGCGGTCAACTAACGGTGGATCTCATTGCCAGCATGTTCGAGCTGGACACCATTGCTATCGGGCGCGCACTCTACACGACCACCGCCGAAGGCACAGCCGAGTCGAGTGTGAGTTATTCCCGCATCTGGGGAAAAAATGGCTTGCTGATGTATACACCCCCGGCACCTAGCATTCGCACCCCGGCGGCGGGCTATACGTTTACTTGGCAGCGCGTGCCTAGCTCCATGATGTACATCAAGCGGATGCGCGACGACGAGCGCGAGGCTGACATTATCGAGGCCAACGGCTACTATGATCACGTTGCCACCGGCACCAATGCGGCCGTGTTCGCCTCGGCACTGGTGGCTTAGCATGGCACAAAGATTCTGGGCGAAACGCCCGTTTGACTATGCGGGGGCCAACCTTGATCGGGGGCAGGTGTTCGAGCTAACTGGGGCGCGGCTAGACGAAAAACTAACGCGCCTGGGCTATATCGAAGAAGTGGCGAAGCGCGCGACCTTGCACGAGTGCGCCGGATGTGGTGCGCAGTTCGTCGGCATCGGGGAACGCACCGGGCATTACGAAAAGCGTCACGTTGAAAAATACCTGACGCCGGAAGAGGAAGATGCCCGCTGGGATCGTGAAGAAAAAATGCTTGAAGTGGTAGCGCCGCTCAACATGGCAGCCACGGCAGCGGCATAGGAGACACTCATGAATCGACTGACTAAAGGCGCGGCGCTTGCTGGCGCGCTTACGATTGATGGCACGATCACGGCTGACAATATCAGCACCGTGACGGCGACATTTACCGTAGGCGCTGAGGCCACTAATGCTATCAATGTAGCCGTGCAACTCAAAGACGGCAGCGGTACCGACCTAGCGCGCCGTTGTGCGCTCTCATGGTATCTATCCAGTGATGCTAACGGCGACGCTGTAGCGGCGGCCACCGACGGCGGTATTGCCATCGGCACAGATGGCCTACTGCTGGAGTGGACGGCCAACGTTGCCGGTTTGGTCATCAGCGAAGCCGATGGAGACATCGATGTAACGCTATCTGAGACCAGCACCGGCACTTGGTATCTCGTGCTAGTGCTGCCGGGTGGAAATCTGGCTGTATCAGGCGCAATCACATTTGTCTAGTAGAGGCGGGTAATGGGCAGCATTAGCAAGGTACGACGGCTAGTAGGCGACACGGATAGCACAGACTACCGGCTATCCGATGATGACATCGTTGAAATCCTAGACGATAACAACGACGATGATTACAAGGCGGCGGCGGAAGCGGCGCGCGCTATCGCTGCCCAACTCGCCATGCAGGAAGATATCAGGATAAGCGAAACCAGCCTGTCTGGGGGTAGCGCTTATCTGAGCATGATCAAGCTAGCTGAATCACTGGAAAAACAGGCGGCGCGTTCGTTTGCCATCCCCTACGCAGGTGGTATCAGTAAGGCGGACAAGCTGACCAGAGAAGCGGACACCGACCGCGTGCAACCGGCGTTTACCCGTGCTTTGCACACGATCCCTGGCGGTGACGAGTGACCCAATACGCTGCCCGCTACAGTCGCGCTTTCGCCCGTATTCATGCGCTGCATGGCTCACCTACACTGGGCATTATCCCGCCGATTTCCAGTTGGACGTTAGGCGCTGGGATTACCTACAACTCGCAGTATGACCAGTTTCTCAACGGCAGCAATGCCGTGGTGAGTGTCAACTATGCGACGGCGGCCACGGCTACCACGGTCAACTTTATCCCGACCGAGCGCAACAGTGATATTGCACTGACCATCGGCGGTAATCTGACGACCGGCGATGTAGGCGGGCAGGGCGTGATTATCGAGTGGACAAGCGCCCTACAGGCGGCCATTGCGGCCTGTTGGGGTGTGAGCATCGGAAGCACGCTCTACCGTGTCAAAACCTGGAAAGTCTTCCCAGAGGGAGCCGCGGCACCGGTGCGGATACAAATCCAGTTGGATAAGGCAGAATAATGTCAATCCTGAGTTCTGCCCAACGGTGGGCCGGTAATGTGCGCAAAGTGATGACCAACCAGCGCGGCGTGGTCAGTGGGGCCACCGAACTGGTAGCGGAAATGGCGCGTGATGAGATACGCGACCGACTCCCCCCAGGTGGAAGCAAGAGCGTTTTTCCTGGCTATGCGGCCACGGGGCGTTTACGTAATTCCATCGTGGCCGAACCAGTGCGCTATGACGGTTTACGCTACCGGTCGCGGGTAGGGCTGGATAGAGGCGCAAGCGCACACACGCGCTTGATTGCCGGTGTACATGAGCGGGGCGCCATCATTCGCCCCAGACGCGCACCGGCACTTGTGTTCCAGATCAATGGGCGCTGGGTTCGCACGCAACAAGTGCGCATCCGTGCCAAACATTACTTTGCGCAAGGCTGGGCGGCGGCCACACGACGCACACCGGCACTGCTGACCAGGCTAATCGAGCGAGGGTTCCTGAACCGTGGCTAATACAATCCAGATCGTCACCGCGTTTGAAGCGGCAATGGAAACAGCCCTCAGTATCGATGTGATCATGGGTCTGCCCGAAGTGGGGCGAGTGCCTATGACCTATCCGCTGGGCGCGGTGCTGTTTGACACGGACGACTATGGCACAACCGGGTTAGGGCAGCAGCGAAAAACTATCGGCGCAGAGCAACCACGGAAAAACACGCTAATTGCTGACCTGTACTTATTCGCAAGCAACGAATTTAACCTGTTCACCCTGGTGGATTCATTGCGCACGGTTAAGGCCGCGGCGACTGGTTTTCATGTGGACAGCACACCGGTAACGGTGCGTTTTGGTCCAACCCAACGGACACAAGTGTTTGAGTCCGACAAAATAATCGAGAATACGGTCAAAACGACCGTTACTTTTTCATGGTAGGAGATTTAACCAATGGCTAATCCATTTGGCGTAACAATGCCCGCGTTTGAGATTGTTGGATCGGCGCAGGCAGTTATCCGTAAAGGCGCGTCGGACGTGCTAGGGCAGGCTGCATCGTGCAGCCTAAATAGCAACGTCCCAACCAAAAAAGTTTCTCGCATCGGGGATACAACCAAAAGCACCAGCTATCAGCCAACCGAAAATAGCGGGACGATTGTCATCTATACCGAGCTTGACCCAGATGAGTTTGGCGCTTTGTTTGGCGTCTCAAAACCAGCGTCAGGCGGCTGGGCCGGGACAGAGGTTATTCGCCTGAATCCGACCATTGCGGCGTTCGATGTGTTTATCGACATCTACGATTCTGCGACGGGCGTTTCGGGTGATGACAAAGTCGGACAAT